CCGTTGATATGGAAATCTTGAATGCCAAGTTCGCAGAACTGAATGGCAGACTGGACGAGATTATCACCGCGAAATCAGCCCCGATGGTCAAACGGATTCCGAAGTTTGACAAAGACGATGAAACCGATGCTTTTCTGTACTGGGTGAAGACTGGCGACAAACATGCCGCCGCGAAAGCTGCCCTGCAGGAAGGAACACCTACCGAAGGCGGTTATTTAGTGCCGGAAGATTTTTTGGGCCGCATTATTGCCAAACGTGATGAAATCTCTATCATGCGTGGCATGGGTGCTCAGGTGATCGGCACTTCACGCGATAAGCTGAACGTACCCATCGAGAACGCAGCCGTAGCACCCGCCCGCACCGCTGAGGAAGCTGCTTACAACCAGAGCGAACCTACTTTCGCGCAGGTGCAAATTGAAATCCACAAAGTAACCAACCTGGTGAAAGTGTCGGAAGAGTTGCTGGAAGACGAAGCCGCAGGGCTTGGGCCTTTCCTCTCCGCGCACGTGGCGCGCCATTTCGGACTGTGGGAGAATCAATACTTCTTCACCGGTTCTGGCACTAACCAGCCGCAGGGTGTGTTTGTTGGCGGTACTGCCGCTGTCACCAGCGACTTCGCCACCACCATCGCCGCGAGCGAAATCCCCGAAACGTTCTTCAAACTGAAGGGCGAGTACCGTGATTCACCCGCTTGTTACTGGGCGATGAAAGACAGCACCCTTGGTTTGATTCAGGGCTTGGACGGCGATCCGTTCAAATTCATCCCGACCCCCGCTGGCAACATTATGCAACTGTGGACGAAACCAGTCCGCACATCGAGCAAAATTGCCGCGCACACCTCCGGCCTGAAATCAATCGTATTTGGTGATTTCTCCTACTACATGATTGCGGAGAATAAGTCCTTGCGGGTGATTCGTAACCCGTACCTGTACCAGGGTAACGGTCAGGTGGGCTTCTTCTGGAATCAACGCGTAGGCGGGGCAGTCCTGCAGGCTGAGGCGTTCCAGTACATGACCGCCCACGCATAAGGAGGCCGACTACCAAGGTGGCAAGCACCAACAACACCGTAGCCGATTCATCCGGCGCTTCTGAGGTTTATTTGTGGGACGTTCCCGTGAACGCCGCAAAACCATACCAGAAGCTGATTACAACCGCCGGTACATCGTGGTCAGAAATTGCAGCCGTGGCTGTCCTCTTCGGAGGTAGCCGCTTACTGCCACCCACCCAACAGAATACCGTAATTTCGGTGTAATTGATTCAAACAAGTGGGGGGCGTAACTGCCCCCCACAGAAAGGTTAGACATGAACGTAAAGATATTGAAAGACATTATCGCCAATATAGACGGCGAGAGCGTCAGCTTGAAAGTAGGCGATGTGATTGAGCTTGACAAGGGCGATGCTGATAACCTGATACGTGGCGGGTACGCGGAAGGAACAAAAGCCGCCGCCAAGGTCAAGGTACAGCCGCCGTCTGATGGCTTGAATACTCGCTCATTCAAAACGAGGTAAACGATGGTAAATACAGATTATTGCACGCTGAACCAACTACGCGCACGGCTGGGCGCAATTAGCGGAAATACGGACAAAGATTCCATTATGCAAACCTGTATTGAAGCCGCCAGCCGCGCTATTGACCGTCACTGTGACCGCCGTTTCTACGCTGACATCGAAGACCAAACACGCTACTACACCCCAGCCTACACCAATTCATTATTCTTGAATGATGACATCGTATCAGTTGGCACATTGGCAACTGATGATGACGGTGACCACGTGTATGAAACGACATGGGCGGCTACCGATTACGACTTGCAGCCATACAATTCAGACATCAAAACATGGATTGAAGTCACCAATAACGGCGGTTATTCATTCCCGCGCGGGATTAGAAAGAGCGTTCAGATTGTCGGCAAGTTCGGCATTGAGGAAGTACCGGCGGATGTGCGCGAGGCTTGCCTGCTGCTGGCGGCACGTTATTACAAACGAAAAGACGCGCCGTTCGGCGTGGCCGGTGGTGGTGAAATGGGAGAGCTGACCGCTTTACCCGTTGATATTGATGTGAAATTGCTGCTGCGCCCGTGGGTGAGGATAAGATGACCATTCAAACCGCTATCAACGCCGTAAACGATGCCCTGCTTGCCGCCGTGACCAATTTGGTGACGGCTTACGATTATCCGCCTGATATGTTATTTGACGAGCGTAGCATAATGACGTACTATGGAGGCGGAACATTACAAACGCAAGATGCCAGCTTCAATAAGGGCCTGCATAATATCATCGTTGATTTTATTGTATTCAGAAAAGATTTACCACGCGACATGGAATTATTGATGACCGATATAGACAACGTGTATGCCGCGCTGGTTAGTGATGTTACCTTTGGCGATGTAATTTCTACCTTTGGGGCGGTAGAATGTTCACCGCCGATTGTGTCCCAATTCAATGGGCAGGATATACTTATTTTGAGGTTCACGCTTAGGAACGTGAAAATCCTCACTTAGTAGAAAGTTGATGAAATGGAACTAACGAAAGAGCAATTGAAATTATTGAACAGCATACCTATTGCGTCATGGGATTATCCGCGTATTCTGGTAGGCATACCACTAGAGCGCGCTATTTCACACGCTGATGAAGTATTCTGGTCATTTATCAATATTGCCATGCAGATACCTACCTTCATCCGTATGCCTTACCAACGCACAGATTTGTACCGCAACAAGGCGGCGGAGAAGTTGCTTGCCAGCAACGCAACCCATTTGCTGATGCTTGACCTTGACCACATTCACCCGCCAGACATTATACAACGATTATCGCAGTGGGTTCTTATGGATGATAGTATCAAGATCGTAGGCGGTTTGAATTTCAGACGCGGCGCGCCGTATGAGCCATGCGCTTTTATCAAAGGTGAGGATGGCGATGTATACGCCCCCGCTGACTGGCATCAAGGATTGATTGAAGTTGATTATCTTGGTACTGGTTCAATCCTGATTGACAGAGAGGTATTTGAGGCGATTGACCCGCCCTGGTTCTACAATGATTATAGCGAGGCGTGGAATGGTCATTATCCTGGTGAGGATATGGGCTTCTCCATCAAAGCGAAGGCGGCGGGGTTCAAACTACTGGTAGACACAACCACCACCAGCCCGCACATGATTACAAGGGCGGTAGATGAAAGCACTTTCCGACAGCACCTTGCCAAGAATCCAGGCAGGTTGATTGATATTGCAAGCAACGAGAAATTGACGGCTGAGCAGATTGCAGAAAGGAAATTGACCGCATGAAAGCGATAACTGAAATCAAAATCTATACGTTTGATGATGTGGGCTATACAGAAAACGCACACGAGGCGGGCGAATGGGCGTTTGGATACCGTTGCGGTGTCTGCGGTAGGCAATTCTGGACTGAGGATTATTTGACAACGCCCACTTGTAAACATTGCCAGCCATCCGATTATCCCAAAAGAAAGACGAACAATGACTGAATTGACAAAAGACATGCACAAAGGGGAAACATGTATCATCATCGGCAATGGGCCGAGCTTGAATGATATACCTGATGAATTGCTGCTGAAATATCCTACATTTGGCACTAACAAAATCTGGAAGAAGAAGGGCTTCACACCTACCTACTATGTGGCAATCAACCCGCTGCCGATTGAGCAGAGCATCAAACAAATAAACCGCATGAAGGCGGTGAAGTTCATCCGCTGGCAATTGGCTGACAAGATAAAAGGCGCTTATCCGCTTATATCATCGGGGACATGGCAGTTCTCACAAGAACCGCTGAAATGGATTTTCGAAGGCTTCACTGTCACTTATGTTTGTATGCAGCTGGCTTTTTGGATGGGCTTCGATACTGTCCTTCTTGTGGGGGTAGATCATAACTACACCTTTGATGGCCAGCCTAACGAATTGCTGATTGCCAAAGGTGAAAACCCGAACCATTTTGACCCAACCTATTTTTCAGACGCGGAAGATGAAAAAGGCAATGAATGGCACGCGCCGGATTTGAACAACAGCGAGCGTGCCTATGAAATTGCCAAGCGTACCTTCAACCGCGCAGGGCGCAGAATTATCAACCTGACCACCCGCACGGCGCTGGAAGTATTTCCACGTGATGATTATATGTCGTGGATGGGAAAGGAGGGCTGAAATGACCTGCATCGTGGGTATCCAAACAGGAAACAAAGCAGTCATTTGTGGTGATAGTTTTGGCGGCTCAGATTATATCAAACACGTTATCGCAAAGCCAAAAGTATTTGAGGCAAACGGTATAGTTATGGGCTATACATCATCTTTCAGAATGGGACAACTGCTTGAATATGCCACCAATTTTGATGTATCAAAAATAAAAGATGTTGATAGATTTATTCACACCGAATTTATAGACCATATCAGAGAGATATTCAAAGATAATGGATATAGCAAGGTTGAATCCAACGTTGAGGAGGGCGGTTCTTTTTTAGTTGCAATCAACGGGGAACTGTACGAAATACAAGAAGATTACGCGGTGCTGAAAAACGCGGACGGTATTCATGCAATCGGCGCTGGTTATCAATATGCGCTTGGCGCTATGCACGCTACGCAAAAAGAAGATAACAAAATTGTAGAAGGCTTACGAGCCGCCGCCTACTATTCTCCGTTTGTTTGCGAACCGTTTACCATGCTTAGCTCATACAGAAACGGAGGCGCAAATGGTTAGAGTAACCGCCATTATATCTGCGTACTTCGCCGCCCCTTACCTGCCTGGTCGTCTTGACAACTTGCGTGACCAGGAGTGCATTGTATTAGCCGTAGCGCAGAAAGATTCAGCAGAAGCGCGGGTGCTCAAATTAGACGGGGTAGACACCATCCTGACCGATGGTGTGCCTACCATATACGAAGCATGGAATATGATGATAGAACGGGCAGAAACGCCCTATATTACAAACGCCAACTGCGATGACCGTATATATCCAGGCATGTACAAAAAAATGGCTGACGCGTTAGATAGGCGCAAGGAGTATGCGGTTTGCTACGGTAACATCGACATGGTGAAAGAATATGAAGGCGAGCGCCAGTTGATTGACGCGCCCGAAGGCGGGTTCGATGTGCTGATGAATCATTGCTTCCCCGGCCCTATGCCGATGTGGAGGCGCTCATTACATGATAGTTATGGTCTATTCAATGGTGATTTGAAGGTAGCGGGCGATTATGAATTCTGGTTACGCATTGCAAAGGCGGAGGAGAAGTTCTACAAATTGCAGGGCGGGCCGGTAGGTATGTATTTGAACCGACCAGACAGCGCAGAGCATCGTGAAGCAACGCGCGCATTGATTGAGTCGGCTAAAGTTAGAAGTCCATATATAAAAAGGAGATAGTAACCAATGGCAGGAATTAAAGCATTACAAAAGGTACAGCTTGGTCGCGAAACCACCGCTGGGACTGCCGTAGCAAGCACTACGCGGTGGCGCGGCCAGGGCGCTTTGGAAGACCAGCGTGAAACGGTCTTCGCTGAGGAAGATGTGGGTTTGCTGATTGGCACGGATCGCACCTACGTCCCGCGGCTGGGCGGCGCAATCACCATGACCGGTGACGCGTCATTTGAGCAGTTACCGCATATTTTCGAGGCTGGCATCAAAACCAATGCGGCGGTAGCAGATGGCGGGGGCAGTGGGTATGTCTACACTTACCTTATCCCTACCACGCAAGGCGCAACGGTCAAGAGCTACACCATCGAGGGCGGCGATAATGAAGGCGCTGAGGAAATGGAATATTGCTTCGTTGATAACTTCACGCTATCCGGCGCGGCTGGCGAGGCGTGGCAAGTATCGGCTGAATGGATGGGGCGGCAGGTTGCCCCCACTACTTTCACCGCCGCCGAAATCGCTACCCTCCCAACGGTAGAAGAAATGCTGGTATCGAAAACAAAGATTTACATTGACGCGGCAAGCGGCACGGCTGGCACTACGCAGGTATCCAATACTTTGCTGAACGCAAGCCTCAGTGTTGATACAGGGCAACAGCCGGTCTATACCGCAGATGGTGAACTGTATTTCTCATCCG